GCTATATTATTGGTTATATGTACTAAGGGTTCGTAGGGCCTATTTATCTCCTCACCTACTAATAGATCAATAAGTGGTGCTGCAATAGGGTAATGTTGTAGCTCCCTTGAGGTATCAATAGTATTAAGATCGAGTGGATTAACCACACGCATTAAATCTTGTGGGTGTATTACACCATTATATAAGTCTAATGCTATCAGTTTCTCCTCCACTGAATTCCTCACCCATGTAGATGAATATAGGGATAAAGAATTCCCTGAATACATTAGCACTTCTTCAGCCCAAGCTTTTGTTTTGCTCTTGGCTGGCAGTTTAAATCTCGGTAAGGATAACGTGCTCATATCTAAAAATTAAAGTCATTACTATTAAAGGGCAAAGATAATGAATTTGAGGTTTCCATTAAAAATGGATCGTCAGTATAGTCTGCTACAGTCTCTTCTTCGTGAAACTTTGTTTGTTCTGTCATTTGAACTCTCTCCTCACGTAGTATAAATAGCATATTACCACAAGATACCTTATCATAATTACCCATAGGTTCCCACAAAGCACACTCTCTCATGTATTCTATGTCCTCTATTGTCTCTGCTCCACGTTTACCCTCAAAGAAAGTGTGTGGTTTTCTTTGCCAAGTAGCTTGTAATTGCCTACCATACTCATTATCCTTTTGAGTAGCTCGTGTACCTTTTAACTTGTTCCCTATATATTGTCTTTTACCAGCATACCCTTTATCTTGAAGTATATTAGGAGTATCTACTAGGTATCGTAAAGCATTGTGGTTCTTGAAGTAACCATATAAACCCTTAAGATTACTCTCGTAATTAATCTGAGCATTATACATTACAGCAATAGCAAGTACTTGTTCCCATTCATCCTCTACCATAGGTCTACGTCCTATATACCAGCATACAATATCATCCTTCCATAAGTCCATAACCTGGAATGCGAATAGGGACTTGCCTTCTCCATCATCTTCCAGTGGATCTACACCCATAATATATCTACCAAAAGGTATGATACCATTCTGGTATGTCTCTGGTAATGACTTAACTGTTACTGCTGCCTTGTGAGCTTGGTTCCCTTGGTATGGAAACTCTATAATAGGTTTTTGATCGAACGCTGGTTGGAAACTAGCCTTATCCCCCGTCCTCACTGCTCTACCGTGTAGGTGGTGTTTGGTTACATTAATGAGATTTGCTGACATTTCAGCTATACACATACGTAAAAGCTCTCTAGGGAACAATGAAAACTCCATAGATATAATAGCCTCTAGCGGTGTAAGCGCACCCTCAGCCTTCTTTTGTGATATAGCATCCGCATCCTGTAAGGAGTTCTGCATTATCACACGATTCTTGAATATACGAGCTAATGATTGTACTACATCCGATACCCCATCAGAATTATACATACCCTTATAATTCATGTATTCCCCCATAAAGAAGCCAGACACGGTATTTGCTGAATTCTTATCGAATACATTAGGTATAGAGTACACATCGTACCCTATGGGTTTGAAGAACAAATTAGTTAAACCAAGGAAATCAGATTCTTCATCACCACCTGTACCCATGGCGAGTTGTAAACCAAAGACTTCACCCTTGTTATCAAGAGATTTATCACATATTCCCCACGATTTAATGAGATGTTTATTAGATCCAGCTTCTTCATGTATAATCAGTTTACCCCTCTTACCCCTTGATTTTTGAGGATCTTTAGTATTTACAGCTTCTACCTCGGATAAGAACCCTACGTGGGCATCTCCTACAGATTTATCCTTATCACCTGACTTTATGTGGCCTACCTTAGATATAAGCTTATCTTTAGTGTATGCTGTATGTATTTGGGCATGAGCTTCTTGTGAGGTTACTTTATCCATTATACCATCACCAAACAAGTAAGACTCAGATGATGCCATAATAAACGACTTAGATTCGGCTATCATGAAGTAATTACGGAGTACCATATTGGCAGACTTAAATGAAGCCCCCATACCCCTACACTTCAATAAAGCCGCATATAAACCGGCTTCTTCCGCTTGTTCTAGGTAATGATAGTAGAAATAGTCTATTTCCCAAAGACTAGGGAACTCTGAGCCCCTACTAGACCTTGTTTTACCCTTTTTGGATGTTTTTGCGCCTTTTACCTTCTTAGTATCAAGTATTTGCCCAAAATTCCAATAATAATAATTATATCCGGATATCCACTCTCCATCTGGTCTTTCATAACCATCAATAGAGCGTCTCATCTGCTCATCCCAATATTTACGATAAGGAGAGCGAGGATCTGAGTCCTCTTCGGCTGCGTAGTAATAATTGTTCTTTTCAAAGCTTAATCGAGGTTGTATGAAGTATTCCATATCCTCGATTATGTGTGGCTTATCTATCTCTATAATTTTACGAGTATGAGCTTCATTCCACTCTAAGTCAACTACTCTTCTTCTATTTGGTGACACTAACTCATTTACAAAGGGTACAGTTTCAATGAACTCCATAAGTTCCATGTAAGCCTCTTCATCCATAGAAGCTTTAAACTCCTTAGTTATAGCCGTCTGGAATTCATTAGTTTCGTATAGTACCTCCTTAACCATAAATTCGTTTTGATACCTTTAGTGTATTCATCTTACTAATAACGTTGTTCTTAAGCTTATTATAGAAGTCCTCTAATGCTGCTTGCTGTACTGCTAGTAAGTTATTCACTTGCGTGAACTCCTTGTAATCCACCAATACAGGAGCATTAGGGAGAGTAGGATCGAAATCGATAGGCGGAGTGAGTACCATTCTTGCTGCATAATCTCTAAGTTTAAACACATTCTTATGCATAGTCATGTACATAGAAGACTGCTCTTGGTCATACATCTCTTGATATTTGTCCATGGCTGCCCTCAATATACGTGTGCCCGCTACTTTGATTTCCGTACCACGATGCACATGATTCTTTACAAGAGTCATTCTTTTCTTTTCATCTGGTTCTGATAATAGAAACGGTGAATCAAAATGATACATATAGTGCAGAAATGCAAAGGCTGATAATGCTAACTCCACATCATGTTGTTCAGTCATGTAATCATACAGTCGTCTAAACTCCTTTATATGTAAGGCATCTACTTGAATTTGTGCTTTGTCTTCGTGGTCTAACCTAATCAGCATTTCTCAAAATTAATCATTTTTATGTAACTTATACTTAATGTGTCTGTCAGTAATGTATAGGTAGTCTGTATTACCGATTGTCTCGATAGGTGGGTGTACCGTAATAACATTACCAATATCATGTCCACCTGGCTTCTGACTTTTAGGGAACATGTCTACGTTAATCCTAACCCAATCTCCAGGTTTAACTAATGCATTAGGCCCAGAAGCTACTACCACTTGGTCCATTGACATTAAGCCACCACCTGTAGGTTCTATTAAACCTATCTTATTCTTCACTGTGTGTGAGGAAGTAATTACTTGGCTTGCAAATAACAAGTCTACTGCTGGCACTAAAGCCATTCTGTCTGAGGGAGATCTATACTGTCTTACCTCTTCTAACATTTCGTTCATAATCCTTTACTTTATATTTCTTAATATTTTGTTCTATTCGTTTGATATCCTTACCAAATCTCTCTTCCATAGAGGGCCATTGTTCTTCGGTTATGTGTCCATGCTCATACATACTCTTCACTATCAACGCTTTATTCACATTTATATAAGTACGAAATCCTGGAACTTGTATCCTAGTGTAACCATTATACAAGTCATCCTTTAAGTCTATAGCTTCTAACTGCGCTTCTAAGTATTCCTCAGCCAACTTAAGTACTTCCTTCAACTCCTTTATAGTTATACTGTACTTATCAGCTGTTGTTTGTAACGCTCTTGTTCTTGCTTTAAGTTTCCAAGATCTATCTAGACTAGTTTTCATGTATGAATTCTATTACAGTTTTATTGCCTAGTGGTACACATATACTATTGATTTCACTACCGTCAAAGAATCCCTTATGCTTTAAACCCGACACGTAGTTTCTGAATACAGGGAACGACATATTCAACTCCTTAGTAATCTCA